CAACGATGGGGATTGCGGCCGTACTGGCAAAGGCGTTGATACCTGACAAGAGCGCACCCGCCTGGGCGTTCGCCGCGACGGCAGACGCGCCTGATGCCTGCGTAGTCTTGCCCACCAGCATCTGCACCGCCTGATACGCCAACCACTGCGCGGCCATCTGACCGAGGGCGTTGACGATCGAGCGCAGCATCGACTCAGCGATGCCGGCAAAGGCTTCCTCCAGCGTCTCGGCGTCGAAGATCATCGACTCGAAGGCGTCGCCCATCTGGCCGCTGAAGTTCTCGACCACCGACGCGGTCAGATCATCAAACGATGTGAGGCTGTCTTCTGCTGCTACCAGCCAGCGCTCCCAAAAGCTGCCATTGATTTCCAGCAGCTGCTCGGCGCGGTCTTCCTCCAGCCGACGCAGCAGCTCGGTCTGGGCTTGGCCGGTGACTTCGGTGTTCTTGAGGATGATCTCGCGGCGGCGTTCGTAGGAGCGCTGGATGCTTTCTTCTTCGGTAGCCAGGGCCTCCTGTATCTGGAGGGCCTGCTGGTTGATATCTTTCAGCTGGTCGGCAGCAGCCTTTTGCGCTTCGACCTGCTTTTCGTAATTCTCGATAGTGGTCAGCAGAGCATCAGTGTGCGCCAGCTGTGACTCCGTTGCGCCGTCCAGCGCGAGCTTGAATAGCTCGGCCTGCTTTTCGCTCATAGAGAGCGTTGCAACCTGCAGCTCAAGCTGGGCGATATGCTTCGCGACGGCATCAGTGGCACCATCCGCAGAGTCGGCCGCATCATCGAACGCCTCGCCGGTTGAGTGCGCAATCTCGCGACCTTGGACGACCGCTTTGGCCGCCTCATCGCCTGCATTCATGGCGTTCTGGATAAACCGCTCAAACTTCTCACCCGCCAGCGGCTCAAGCAAAGACTGCTGGATGCTGGCCATAGCCTCGGCGGCAACGCCCTTCGCCACCCTGGCGGACGCCCTCATCGACTCGACATTCACCGACAGATCAATGCCGGGGATGTTGTCGATGATATCCATGATCTCCGCGCCGATGGTGTTAACCCAGAACTCGGCGGTGGCGAAGGTGCCAACAATCGTATCGGCGGCAATGCTGAAACCGCGCGCTACGCCGTCCGCAGCACTGATCACAAAGCCGATTGCAGGCACCGCGGAATCAACCACATCGGAGACAACTTGACCCAGGCCGCCCGCCTCTTCAGCGCTGCGAAGGAACTCGTCGCCAATGGCCTTGAGGATTGGCGCCAGCTTGACGGTAAGCTGCTTGCCAACGCCATCAGTCAGCAACCCCATGGTGCTCATGGCATCATTCGCCATCTCAACCTTGGCGGCGTCAACGTCAGACAAGTTCAGCCCGAAGATTTCGACCTGCCGAGCGGCTTCCGCAATCGTTCCAGGGTCAAGCTGCTGCATCGCCGCGGCGTTGCGCGAGCCGAAGATATCGGCAGCCACCGCGCCACGCTCAGATGCCTGTACATTTTCGATTAAGGCCTGATTGATAACCGCAATGCGCTCATCGAGCGGGAGGTCATAAATCTCTTGCGCGCTCACGCCGAGGCGATCAAACGCCTTTGCTTGGGCATCAACCCCCTGAATCGCCTTGCCGATGTTGGTGTTGAGCGTGCGACCAGCTGTTTCGATCTTTTCGAACCCCACCCCGCCAAGCTCACCAGCGCGGCGCAGGTTCGCCATGCTCTCGTAGGTAGTGTCGAGCTGCTGCGCCGTTTTCGCCTGCTGGTCGATCAGATCGCGCTCACGCTGAATCATCAGCAGCAGACCGGCGGCGGCGGCGGTAGCGCCAGCAGCAATGCCGATACCAACCGCCTTGCCGGCCTTCGCCATCTGGTCTGAGTTTTTCTTGGTCTGCCGGGCAGCCTTGTCCATTGGGCCGGTGAAATTACCGGTCTTGGCAACCAGATCCAGCGTCAGCGTGCCGAGGCTCTTACCTGCCATGCTTTTCTCCAGGCAATAAAAAACCCGCCGAAGCGGGTTGGGTCACTGGGGGGGGGGTGGTTACGGCACGCATCTGCGAGAGTACTCGTGTGCGACATCGAAACCCGCAGCGCTGAACTCTCTATCTTGGTTTATGCCATACGGCCAATCCACATACCGCGTTAGAAAGCTCTGACCTGCCTTCAGCTGCTCGATTATCACGCCACCATTGTGAAGATCAGGCCTGTCACCGCCTTGGACAATCAGGGCATGATTCTGGTCAACGCGCACAGTCTGGTCGCTACCAGGATACGCTTGCCCGACTACTGAAACAGAATCAAACCCTCCCATCCTGAAGACCATAAGGTTTCCCTTAATGATCTTGGCGCTGACCCGATCTGTCACCGCGTCTTTTTCGCAGATCACAACCCACGCCAAGTCAGCAGGGCTGCTTGAAAACTCTGCGCGGCCAGTTGAATGGTCTATGAAATATTCCATCCCCCTATGCATGCCGCGCTCAACAGGAACGCACCCAATGCGCTGCTCCATTCTCACGGACGCACCTGATTCAAACTTATCAACCGCTGGCGGCTGAGAGCTAATGCAAGAGTTTTTCTGCTGCTCAAATTGTTGCATCTGTGTCTGATATCGGCTTGGCCCGCATCCAGACAAGGCCAAGAAAATAGCAACCAAAACCAAATAACGCGCCATGCGATTCCCTCCATGAAAACCAGAGGATAGCAATAGTCAATGGTAGAGTCTCGCCGCCAAGACTAAACCCACCGTTCTTGGGCCTGCTCAAGCGTCAATGGCGGCTCATCCATGTTCGGCATAAAGTCGAAGATGGAGTACCCGCCATTCTTGCTATGTGCGTTCGCATAGAGCATCGCGAGCAGCGCAGACCCGCGCTCCACCCTCAAGCCAAGATTGAAGCCGCCGCGCAGCTTGCGATATCGCATCCACTGCAGCGCCTCCTGATAGCCGAGTCGCTGCTTGGCCTCAGCGATGGTCCTGCCACCAACCCCGGACAGGACGAGCTCGTGCCAGAACTCGTCCAGTTCGCTCAGCTCTTCGTCTTTCCCGCGCCGTTGACCTCTGCCATGACGCGCATCAGCTCCATCACAAGCCCGTGGTGCAGGGGGCCGCGCTCAGGGTCTGCTTCGCCCGTAATGTCGCCCGGGGCGAACACAGCATTGCCCTCGGCATCACAGATACTGGACGCAATGCGGCCAGCAACCGGATCAGTCTTGCAGCGCGCCGCCGTAAGGTCCGAAACGACCGCGGCGTATCCTATGCGGCGCACGAACACCGTTGCCGTAAATTCCTCGCCATCGTCGTTATTCCAGGCGATGTCCTTTGCCACAGGGGCGCCCGTGAAGGCGCCTGCTGCTTTGAGGTTATCGATTGTCAGATTCATACTTTCGGAATCCACGCAGAGCCACCAGAACGCTGAACGGTTACGGTAGAAGTGACGACAGCGTTCTGCTGGAAGTCGAACGGGAAGTCGCTGATATAGCCCTGGAACGTGAACCAAGTCCGAGTTTCCGGCAGGACGAAGTCGCCAGAGCTGTCAGCGGTCGGAGCGGCGGTGCCGTCAGACCAGCCAACCGCCCAATTGAGCACCGGCGGCGGGTTGGTCTCGCTCAGTTCATGCATACGAGTATGCGATGCGTTTTCCGGGTCGGCGTTGAGCCCGATGGATGCCTGCCCCGGCGTGCGCAGCCCGGGTTGATAAGTGCGGTCGAACGACTCAAGGCAGGTATCCTCGATCTGATCAGCCGGCGCCCCGCCGGGCGTGAAGGTGGTCGCGCACTGTACGGTGACGACGTCTCCGGTATCCGGGTCTACAAAATAAATTTGCGTGCCCTGGGTGAGTTTGCTCATCGGTAATACTCCTGTTGCGGGTTTTCAGGCATAAAAAACCCGCGCAAGGCGGGTTGGTTTGGGTTGCTCATTTCAGCGACTGACGAGCCAGTCAACGCTGAAGGTGTAGCGGTAACGCTTGGTTTCAGGGTCTTTGCTTTGGCCAAGCCAGCTGGTGATGTGTGCGTGCGGCTCGATGGCGTCACGCAGCGCCCGGGCTACATTGGTTACCGACTCACCGGTATTGCCGTACACGTCGACCTGCAGGCTGTACCCATCCATGTCTGGCGTTTGGTTGATGTAGTTCTCTGGGCTGCCGCCGACGCTCTGCCATACGGCGTAAGGGTATGGCGTGCCCTCCGGCACCTCGCCAAACGGCCAGATGCTCGGGGGATTTCCGAGCGCAGCCTGCACGGCGGTAGAGGCAGCGCAGACCGGATAGATTGGTGCGATCACTTGATGCCCGCCTTCTTCTTGGCCGCCTTGATGGCGCGCGTCATCTTCTTGTCGTACTGGGTTGAGAACTCACTGATGGCGGCGGCTATGTTTTCAGCCAGAGCCCTGCGCATAAACGGAGTGGCGGCAATCTTCTCGGTCCCAAACTCCTTGTATCTCCAGTGCCTGGTATCCTTGCCTGGCAGGCCATCCAGCGATGCCGAGGATGCATTGCCACCGGCGCCGCCCATAACGCCAACGCGGAACATCAGGTTTCCGGTGCGCTTGAAAGTCCTGCCGGACCAACGCTCCACAATGTTGCTCTCAATGTTCGCGGCGGTCTCTGGGTCGTCCAGCGCAGCGGCGTTCTGACGAGCCTTGTCCCGCACCAGCTGAGCAGCCTTGCGCAACGCAAAGCGGCCACCCTTTGTTTTCAGGTCGACTTCGATGGCCTCGAACTTGCCAAGCACCTCGGCCAAGCCATCAACATTTACCGACACTCCGTCAGTCATCGCCAACCAGCCCGCGCAGGGCTGCCCCGCTCTCGATCTCCGCAAGCGTCCACTGCTTCCAAGCCAGGTCATGCGCCCACTGCTCTCGGTCTGGCTTGGCAATCTCGCCCAGCTTGTGACCGGTGACGCCCCAAGCCATGGCGCCGACATCGGCGGTGATGGTGGGCACCCCGGCCAGTACGGCATCCACAGCTGAGTTGCTGTTGTAGCAGATGGCGACAGCAGCGCCTGCCAGATCTTCTTCCAGCGTGCCGCGTGAATTGACTGCCGTGCGCAGCTGCTGCTTGATGCCTTTGCGGGCGGTGAGTTGATGCGGGCGAAACTTGACTGGCAGCCCATAGGCCGCTGCAGCGCGCTCTGCCGTCTGCTCATACCAGGGCATCAGGTCTTTGCCCTGCAGACTGGCATCACCGGGAACCTGGCCCATCAGCAGGATGTAATCACCACCATCTTTCCAGGGCTGCATGGTGAAGTGCTGACGGAAACGCTCGCCGCCATCCACCGGTGCCGCCGGGAACTCGCCGTGGCCGTTCAGGCCGTTCCACGCCAGCGACGTCCAGGCGAACCGGTCACCAAGGTAGCCGCGCTCGAGCACAAGCACTTCATGGCCAGCCGCGCGCAGCTTCTGACCAAGCCGCCAGCCCCAGCAGGCCACATGCTGCGTCCTGGCCGCTTGTCCATGAGTCAGAGTGACATCAAATCCAATCGCCTCGAATCCAGCTGCTAGGGCCGATTGGTGTTCCAGCTGATGCTCTGCGCGCGGGCTGGAAATCAGTGTGACGTGCATACGCCAATCCCCATCTTGGAGCCGCTGTCTACAAACTCAACGCAGCCCGCATTGGTGGTAGCAATCTCCGCCCACAGGCGCGGCACCTCTACCGGGTTGCCGTGCACCTTCTCGCGCAGGCCCTGCCCTACGATGTCGTGAAAGGCCACCAGCTTTGCCATGGGTGCGTAGTTTTCCCAGTCCTGCTTGGCGCCCTTGTAGGTGTGATCACCATCGATAAGCGCCGCATCAAACTTACCGAGCCCGCGGATGCGCTCGATCACGTCAGCGTGAGTGCTGTTGCCCAGCACAACATCAATGATGTAGCCCTTGGCGCGCAGGTCTTCGGCAACGGCCAGCAATGATTGCTCAGTCTTCTTCTTGCCCCACAGGCCGCCAGGCAGATCGACTGCGCAGCCGTAGCTGCCGGCCGGCAAACTGCTCATCACCTCGTGAAAGGTGTCGCCGTGACGGCTGCCGACTTCGAGATAGCGCCGCACGCCACGGTCTCTCAGCAGGGCAATGAATCGGCGAAGCTCGTATTCGTTCTGCGACGGGGCGCGGCCAGATAAGGTTTTCAGCACAGGGCTTGCTCCAGGGTCATGCGCGGGAAGCAGCTCAGCGCTGTTTCTCTGCTGCAGTTGATGATTTCTGTTTGCTTGCGGTCGATCTGCGCGAACTGCTGCTGCCACATGGCGCATCGTTTCGCATCCGGGTTCTTGGTGCTCTGGTGGTCTCCGTGCCAGTGGGTGCCGCGCTCCACGGAACAGTCATACCCAAGCAGAAGCACTCTGGCCGCACCTCGCTCTATGGCGAACTGGATAGCCCGCATGCCGCTGTTGTGCGGCTGATTTGGCACTCGGTGCCGATTGATGCCGTACTTTGTGTCTGCGCTCTGGTAGCTCGACCAGCACTCTGCTGGCGTGTCGATCAGATGTTGGTTGTGATCCCACCAGCTCGCGTCAGCTGCGTAGATAACATCAGCGAATCGGGCGATCTGCCATGAGCTGTTAACCGCTACAGTCGGCAGGCCAGCAGCTTCTACCAGGGCGCAATCATGTTCGGTGAGGCTTGGGCCACTGGCGATGCAGACGACCGTCAGCCCTTTCCACATCATCAGCCCTCGTTCACGCCTAGACTGCAAGGCGCTGTCACAAAATTCAGCCCGCTATCCGGATCAGGCAGAAAGCCTGCCGGGTTGTAAATCTTGCCGTTATGCACCAGTCGCATAGTCGGCAGCAGGCCCTCACGATGGCGCAGCGTGATGCGCGCCACAATCTCTGATTGGTTAGCGTGCGCCGCCATGAAGTCCTTCACGCTCAGCGGCTCGATGGCGCAGGGTACCGACTCCCAGCCGGTTACGGTTTGCCATGTGACGATCTGCGCGCCACTGTTCGGGTCACGACTTGTCACCTTCTGCTGGATGGCGACTCGGTGGCGCAGGCGTCCGGCTTTGATACCCATGCTCACCTCACGCCAGCGCAGGATCGCGCAACGGGTAGAGCAGCGCGGTCACCGGCTTGGGCAGATAGCCCTGCTCGTATGCGCCGTCTGCGTTGTTATCGCGGTCTTTGTAGAAGTAGCCGACCAGCAGCAGCGTGGCCTGCTCGACTTCCGCAGCCAACACCATCGCGCCTTGGCTGTCGGTGATGTAGATCGGGTAGCCGCTGCTGTCCAGCACCGGGTTACCGTGGTCATCACGCTCGACCTCAAACGGCGACGCAGACTTGAGATAGTTCTTCACGGCCTTGGATGCGGCGTTGACATAACCTGTGATCAACGTGTCATCGTCGTCGTGATCCATCTCCAGCTGATGCTTGGCCTGTTCCAGGGTGATGTACATCATTTCAGCTTCACCCCTTTGTCAGGTTCATGAGTAGAGGCGCTGGGGCGTAGGTCTTTGCCGTCGCGGCCTTTCTTCAC